TAGACAAGACTTACTTTTTTTTTCGCACTGCTTATGCTCTCGCATTTACTCGTCAAAAATCACTATGCTCTCAGTTCAGTAAGCAAGTCAAACAACCGCTCGGTCGTTATTCGTCCCCCACTCTCCGCACCATAACTCGTCATAAATATTTACGACGACTTATAAAACAACTTATATAGCAAAGGTCAATTGTTTCAACTCCTTCGCTCTCGTAAGAGCAGTATATCCTACATTTTTATCAGCACTCATACGCTCCCAGTCCCAAATATAAATAGGTTCTGTAATTGTCGCACCTTGACTTTTATGCGTAGTAGAGCAATAGTTCGCTACGAAATACTTATGGAAGTCATCGCACTCAAACTCTAATGAGGTGCCGTCCTCAACTCGCTCTGCTGTAAAGTTGTCCTCATCAAAATTAACAACCTGAAACTCATCGCTATTGATAATACCTAATTCGCTGTCGTTCTTGATACTCATAATAGGTAATCCAATAAATAGATGGACTGAGTTAGGTCTGTCTTTATCGTCTTTACGCTCATAGGGTAAATAGATGCTGTCTGTCTGTTCCTTGAAATGCTCCATACAACTATCATTAATTCTGTCTCTGGTTTTATTCAAGTAGCATATATTCTTATGAAGGTAAATCTGCTCTATCGTAGGACGCTTTTCTTTAATCTGTCTGCCTACAACATCTCGCTCATAGAAGTCTTCGGCATAGTTCCATAATGCTTCATCATATCGCTTTCTAACATTGAGTTCGCATCGGTTATTATTTGTAAGATACTTTACGACTGGGTGATTGAAATAGGTCGCATCTTCAATGTCTATTCTGTCTTCTTCAATAGGGCGACATTGTCGGTAATCACCTAACAATATAAATGTTGCTCCACTGGTTTTCTTTAAATGAGATAGTAGTTTCCATAGGTCAGCATTAATCATACTAATCTCATCAACGATTATAACATCGGTGCTTTTGTATTTCGCAAGGGTTTTGTTATTCGTCTTGTTCTTGCTATTGATTGCTAATGCCTTATGAATAGTAGTTCCATTAATATTTCTGGACGCTTTATTCGTAAAAGCAAGACGGCATTTCGTATCGTCTTTTATTAGTTTTTCTTCCACTGCTTTCTTAGGGACATATGACTTGCCTGTTCCTGCTCGTCCCATAATAAGCATACCTTTCTTTTCAATGGCGGTCTTTATTATTTTCTCCCACTCATCACTATCGCAGTAGTCGTAGGTAGTCCATAAGTTTTCTACCTCTGGTTTTTCAATATGTCGGTTTTCTCGCATAGTGGTTTCGTAGTTCAGTTGCTTAATATGTTCCTTGTCTTCGTTTCTATAACTACCCCAAGTATCCGTAATATGATTGTAGTTGTCTTCTTCATATGGAGTAGCGGTTTTTTCTTTTACTGGTTTTCCACCTCTTACTACTACGCAATCGGTTTTACGAAATAGGACTTCACCGCCCATTTGTTTCGCCATATCATAGAGCATCATATTACTCCAGTCTAATATTTGAATATACATAGGCAAGTTGAAATCTAACCACTCGGTCTTTTTTGTATTTCCATATATCCATAGGGTTTCGTCATTATGCTTGAGAGGTTGTATGAATACATCTTTATTTTTCTCAGCGTTAGGCATAACAAACTTCTCCCATACTTCTTCAAGATTATTATTTAAATGGACTTCTAATGATGTTCCGTTTGTTTTACCTAAGCAACCTGTAATCTGGTTTATTACTAACTTACGCAACTCTGGAAAATCAGCGAACTCATCTAAGGCAGCAGTAATGATACTATGGAAGTAATCACTATTACGCTCTTCACCTTTGTATTTGAGTTTGTCTAATATTTGATAGGCAATCTTAAACTCAATGCCTAACTCTTTCGCCATATCTAAAATATTATTACTATACCAGTTAGATTGATGGAGTAATGTTAGGTCGTTTGTTTCTACATAATACAAACCCAACGGCAACTTCTCATAGTCGTTGTCTATAAAGTTTTCAACCTCGTCTAAGAAGTCAAGCACTATCCAATCGTCTTGAGGATTTAATAGGCAAGACGCATAGCACTTCTCAATATCGCAACCTATTATTTCTCCCTCGTCAATCATCTTATCAAGCAGACGGCGTTTAGGTTTTAACTTATTAGTAATTTGCTTTGTCTTCTTCTTCTTCTTACCAAAGGGCGTATCAACCACTTCTTCTTCAATCTTAGTAATGGTTTCATATTCTTCAATCATTTCCATATATTCGCTTAGGTCTCTTGTTGCTCCGTAATGAGTTCTGTATTTAACACCTTCGGCAAGTAATACCTTTGCTACGGCAGTATTTACATTGCTACGCATTTCGTTCTTATGAATGCTAATAGGGTTTCCATCATCATCGCAATAAGTATCTTTCCATAGTTGATATAGTATATGGACTGGTTCTTCACCTTGAAAGACAAAGTCGTTTGTATCCATATATTTTTTAATCATTTCGTTAGGAGGCGTAGTCATAATATAGTCATCGCCAACCTTCATATTAGAAATCGCTCCATCTTGAAAGTATAGTTTAGATTTATTAATAGGAAACGGCAGTTTCTTCATCTTGTAAATATAGTCTAAGGCAAACGCATTTCGTTCATCTTCATTATAAGGTTGTTCTATTTCTGTTCCTTCATAGTATCTTACTGGTGGTGCTACAATATTATATTCAGTTTCGGTTGCTTTGCTTTCTTCCATTATTTCAATATCCTTAGAGCGAATAGCAATTGCTTTCTGGTCTTCTGGTCTTTCATCATAAAGGGTTTTACCTACCATACTCTTCCTTTCGGTTTCGTCTTCAATAGGGTATATATGATTGTTGTAAATACGATAGATAAGAGGTCGTCCGTTTTTATTAATCATAGGAGGCGTATAGTGATGAATACACTGGTCGTCAATATCATAGACATACATTCTAATTCCAAAGCGACTACAGAATACTTCCAACTGAAATACACTTACACCTTCTTCAAGCGGTTTCTGGTTAGGGTTCAATACTTTACCCTCACTATCTAAATAGTTCTCATTCAATCTTCCAGCGAATAGGTCGTCAAGGTATTCGTAATTCATACACTTTTTAAACCCCTTAAGTTCGCCATATTTATATATGAGGTAGTCAAAGACGCAACGACCAGTTCCAGTATCCCACTCTTGCTTATCGTCTCCGTCTAATAGCAAGGTTGTTTGTTTCATCTTCTTAGTCATATATCCTTGCTTACCCTTTACCTGTAATGGTTTTCTGGTTTCTTCAATCACCTCATAACCGAAGTCCTTACTTGCGGTAGGTGAGTTCTCTTCAATCTGGTATTTAATATAATCAAACTTAGTGAGTATCTGGGCGTTCAAGTCCGTCTTGTTTTTTCCAAAGGCAGTAAAGGTTCTCGTCTGCTCTACCCATCTCGTTCGCTTACCTTTCGGTTGCGTCTTGAAAGTCATACGGACAACTTGAAATATCATCTCCTTTGCTTTTTTAGCACTGCCTAAAGTTGAGGTCTTCTTCTTGCTATTCATACTTACTATATATTGATAATTTATTTCTAAGTTGTTTAACATTAAGTATATATATATGATATTCGTATTATTCATAAAAAAAAATACCAATTTTATATTATTCAATTAAAACCTCATTTTGCTCTAAATGGGTAGTCTCTATTTTTCTGGGTCTTCCCCTTCCTTTAACGGCATCGCCTAAACTTTTGCGTTTATTATCCCTGTATCGCTGGTTTGCCTCTCGGCATTTATCATTGAAGGTCTTTCTCCATTCCTCGTCCTCTTTCATTTTAGCATAGTGGTCTCGCTGGTATTCATTATACTCGTCCAAATGCTTTGCTCTATAAACGAGGATTGCTTTTTTAACTGCTGGGGTGTAATATTTTTTTGCTTCCATTAGGGTCTATATTATATATTAGGATATTTTTTAAATACTAATTCTATATATTAATATTAAATTATTGTAAGGTATTCTTTAAGTAGTCGGTCATTATCTAAAGTATTAATAGTCCAAGTATTAAGGTAATCATCATAGCATTCAAATATATCTTTCGTCTTACAATCATAGGTCATATAGTAATCGGTTGCTAAACAATAGTATCCGCATAATTGACTTTTAATGTCTTGTATTTGTCGTTTATTAATAGCAATAGGGGCAAATGGTTTTAACCACTCCTTTACTGGTTTCGGCATTTCAAATCCAAAACTATCAAAGTAGATGACCTTATGGTTCTTGAAGATTTTAAACATAACCCAATGAGTTCCGTTTCCCTTATCGGCATCTTCCATATTTACATAGTAAGACCCTACCTCTTTTTTCCAAGGCAACTGGTTTTTACTAAATACACCTATAATAGGTAATTTTAGTTTCTCAGCAAAGTCCTCTATCTGTATGTTTGTAATACTCATATTATATATATATTATAATATTAGTTTAGACCTTTGTTAAATCAATTAGGCAATTACCTTTCATTTTACTAATGGCGTTTGCTCTCCAATCTGCTTGAGAAGCATTAACAGACTTATATGCTGGGTTCTTACTAACCGAAGGGTCAGTATTATATTTGTCCGCCTTATGCTGTAATTCTGGAGGGACATAACTGGGTTTTGTAGAAATACATTTCAACTGGTCTATCGGTATATGAAAATGGTCTTTGTAATCTTCAACACCTCGCTCACTTGTTCCATCAAGGTAAATCATTTTATCACCACCAGCAAGTTCATAGTTTTCTCTGGTTAGTTCCCAAGAGTAAAGACCATCAGTAAAAGCAAATACAAAGAAGAAACGCTTACCATAGGTTTTAATACCATTCCAAGCATAAGTCAGTTTATTCGCACCAAACATAGTATTCTCAAAGGAGTTATGCTTACAAGTTCTACTCTTCATCTCAACAGAGGACTTATTCTTTTTACTACCAAAATCAATAACCGCCCAGTATGCTTTATTTTTATAAAGGTCATAACCAAACTCCTTCTTTAAATCTTCTAAAAAGATTGTCTCATTCACTTCTCCCATTAGCAAATAGGGTCTATCAGCATCGCAACTTCTACTCATTATGAATATATATTAGTGCTGTCTTTATATTATAATTTCGTTAAAGTATATATTAGATAATTAAATATTAATATATAATTCAAATACTTTCAACTTAACTATTTACATAGGTAATCCATACATACCCATTCCAGAGCGACAAGAGGCATTGACGCAACCCATCATTCCGCTTCCTGCTGGTTTAAATCCGCTTCCTGCTGGACCGAAACCTTTACCATCAATACGATTAAACGATTGATATTTCGCTGGAGCAATAAAGGGGTTCATTTGAGGACTACTCAATCTCGCAAAGGGAGATAATGTTTGTTCGTCTGGTGCTACAGAAACACCGCTTCCTGCTGGACCAAAACCAGCACCACTCAATCTTAACCTTCGTCTCGCCATTCTTAAAGAAGGAGAAAAACCTGCTAAAGCACCACCCATACTTCTTACTCTACCGCCCTTCATTTGTTCTTTCGCAACATCCATAGCAACCTTCGCTAAATCGGCATCTTTCATTGCTCTACCTGTAGGGTCTTTTTGATAACCGCTGGGGTCATCAACATATCCTTTCGCAACTCTCTTTGCTGCCGCTATTGCTGGTGCTGCCTCTGGAGCATACGCTAATGCTGCCTTTTCAGCAAGGTCTAAACCCTTATTAACAAGCGGTTTCGCAGACTTATCTAATGCCTTGTAAATAGTTTTCGTTGCTTTCTTACCAATGGTCTTCTTAACAAAGCGGTCAAATTGCTTTCCAAAAATACCTTGACCTTTCATTTGTTCTTTCGCAATCTCCATACCTACAGATGCTAAATCGGCATCTTTCATCATTTCTTTACTGGGGTTTGCTTGATAAGCAGAAGGTCTATCTAAATAACCTTTCGCTACTCTTTTCGCCGCCATTATTGCTGGTGCTGCCGCTGGAGCATACGCCATTGCCGCCATTGAGGCAGCATCTAAACCTTTATTAACCATCGGTTTCAAAACTTTATCAGCAACGCCGTATAACGATTTAGTTGCTTTCTTACCAATGGTTTTTTTAACAAAGCGGTCAAACTGCTTTCCAAAAATACCTTCACCAGTCATAGTATCAACAGCGGTTTCATCACCCTTTAGGGCAAGTCTTACACCTTTCATTCTATTAATTGCTTTACCTATTCTCTTCGCAGTAGAAGGCATAAGCATTAAAGTATGAGGAGCATCAGCGGTAAATTGATGAGGTTTAAGTTGAGCGGATTTACCAGCACTCATACTTCTAATTTGACCTCCAGTAAGCATACAAGGACAAGGAATACTCATTATATAATATTATTAAAGATAATAAAATTATAAAATTACGCCTAAACAATTAAAGATTTATTAGGGTTTTCTTACCATTTCGCAGTTTAAATATTTCTAAATAGTTTTAAGCAATTCTCGCTCCAGTTCTAACATCTATGGTTATTTCTCTTTCAAACTCAACGAATACCATAAAATTAACCTTTACGGCGGTCTGGGGAGTGCTGATAGTTCCTAAAATCTGGATAGACTTAGCGACACCATCTTCACTGGGAAGAGACCTTGAGACATTACCATAATAGTATCTGTATAGGAACTCAAAGTCTTCCTTACCAATGAGACCAGAGGCAAGAGAGGTAGTAAGACTGCCGTTCAACTGATTAGACGATACAAGTTGCTCGTAAAATTGCTCGTATGTATATTGAAGTTGCTGGAGGAAAAGATTTTTTCCGCTCACTTGAATATTGAAGTTAGTAAGAGCAACTGGGTCTGGTGTTCCACCTGAAGAAGCAAAGGGAGATAGAAGAGTATCCGTAATAGCGGCAGCACCCCAATTACCAGCACCAGTGATGCCGTTAGATGACTGATTGAGGAAAGGGACTACAACAACACCTCTAACATTTGTAATGCCGTTAGACACTAACAAATTGAAATTACCAGTAGGGACATCGTTAAACTGATACTGGAAAATATCATTATATACAACCTTCTTTGTAGGAGTAAGAGACAAGTATCTTTGCTCGGCAATAGGAGACATAGTGTAGCAAGGAGCATACAATCTAACCGATGTAATAGGAGCGGCGATAGTAGCAGTCATAAAGTTTCCACCGACGAATTGAGACCTAACAATAGACAATGATGCCTTACCAGTAATAGCGGTTTGCGTAGTAGCGGCAGTAGGAGCAAGACCTTCTAAACCCTGTCCTGCGTCGCTTTGAGAAATCATAATAGGGCAAGTTCCACCACCACCCAAGATAGTAGGAGAAGCAGTCAAAAGCAAAGAGGGAGCAATTGAAGGGACACCAGTAGCGGCAGTATAGGCGAGATTTGCCGCCTTCCAAGGAAAGAAGCACTGATTAGTATTCAAAGCAATTCTCATAGTAGCACCCTTCAATAGAGGGCATTTCTGGAAAAAGTCGGCAACATCTTTAAGACGGACAATAGCGTCAAAAATAACTGCTCTGGTATTAGCAGTAGAAGTATTAACATAGGACATAAATGTCTGGGTCGCCATAGTTAATCCTCCTAAAAGATTGACTTGTCCGTTATTAAAAGTTCCAGCACCATTAGCATCAAGACCATAGTTAAGGTATTGAATACGCTTAAGCAGACCAGCGTTAGATTGTCCTCTATAATCGGCAGCATCAAGAGAAGCAACCGAAGATGAGTAAGACTGGTTAGTAGCACCAGCACCAGTTCCATCGGCAGCAAGAGGCGTTAGAATAGGGACAACTGGAGCAAGTCTGTTATTACATAGACCAGTTCCAGCACCAGCAGACCAAATGGTCGTATCACCAGCAACAGAGTTGTAAATCCAAGAGCGACTACTATCTGGGGCAAAACCGCATACAGACCCCCAATTTTTAACATCACCATCACTCCAAGAGGTTAGGCATTTAAAACTGCTAAAGACATTCAAGAAAGGGACTTGCTGAATAATGTTTCCGTTATTGAAATCGCAAGTAAGAGAGTGGAGGATTTGAAAGTATCCGTTCTTCATTCCTAAAACAAAGTCGGCATTTGTAGTTGCTGAGGCAATAGCGGCACTCTCCAACTGAAGCACTAAAGGGATTGCTATAAACGCCTCACTCCAATTAATATAACCACCAGCGTTAGACAAGGGCGTAGTATCCAAAATAATCTGGGAAGAATAACTGCCGTTATTGTTGTCGTTAATATATAACCATTGCTTATCAACAAACTCACTCTGGGAGAGTTCGCTATTAATGCTTTCTTCAAAGACGAGATTATCCATTATAATATTATTAAAGATAATAAAATTATAAAACCGCCTAAATAATTTATTCAAAGGCGACATATTTTTTAGGCATTCTTGTTTGCGAAACTTTCATTTGTCTTAAAGTCTCGCTTCCTCTAACAACTCTGCCTCCCTCAAAAACCTCTGGTTTTAAAGTAGTTCCCATAGTTCGTTTATGATGTCTCGCAATGGTATTACTTGTTCCTCTCATCGTTCTTCCTTGAGACATAGTCATTCTTCCGCCTAAACCACTGGTAGTCTTGCCTAACTTATGAATATACATATATATATTAGGTAATAGAAAAAAACTTTAACTAAAACCACCTTCATTTTTATCAGCAATAATAATCATAATAACATAGTTAGGGTCTTGAATAGCAACTGGAAAATTATTCTGGTCGGTAAATCGTAATTCAAAAGCAGTAAATAAACCATCGTTCGCATCAATGAAAACATATTGATTAGGTGCTATAGTAAATTGACTACCAAATGCTCCTACTGGGGCAAATGAATACAACAAGTTATTAGGGACAGCAAAGGTATTATTTACTAAATTACAAGTAAGAATGTAGGAAGACAATGGCGTTATTTGAGGCACTAAACCACTATCTTTTGAAATGAATGCTTGATTAGTAGTATATGCTGGTGATTGAATGTAGGTAGGAGCAGCACCATAAGTAGTAGTTCCATAAGGCACTACCGCTGGAGTATTAGGAGGTTGAGGATTACCTTGAGGATAAAAACCTACAGCAAAACCGATTATTTCTTTAAAAGCATTGTTAAGTATTTGAAACATAGGACAAGGTGAAGCAGCACCAGTAGGGACTACCCAAGTTGCTCCTGCTGGAAGAGCATAGGTCGCCGCTGGAAACAAAGTAGTATTCATTATAAAACAATCCAACTGAATAGAGTAGAAAGTGGCGTTTGTAGATATTGCTAAAAAATATACAATTTCACCAGAAGTAATGGTAGTAAGATAATGTTTATTCGCCAACATTTCAAATCGTAAATAATTATTGAGACCATCTGCGTCATAAAAACCATCTGGAATTGTAATTACATTAGTAGTTCCATCAAACCAAATATAATTAAATACATTATTACCTTGAGCGGCAGTAATATTGAAGGTTGAATAATACATCTGGACTGATGCTAATGCGACTTTTTGTCCCTTCTTAATGGTAATACCACCACCGCTAAACTGATATACCAATTTAGAGTTATTCGTATTCGGCACTATGTTAGAGGAGTTCAAAATAAAGTTTCTCATTTATAATAGAAACAGATAAAATTATTTAAAAGTTTGCCTAAACTGCTAATTCCATCAATAAGGTCATTCCAGAGTTTTTTGTAATTTTACCTTCATTCATAAACTTAATAACAAATCGTCTCAACTCTTTCAATACGGCGTTAGAGTTATTACCAGCGAGGTATTCTCCCTTAAGTAATTCAAATCGTTTATTATCTTCGGCATCTTGATTAGTAATGGTCTTCTTGATTTTTAGGTTATGAATAATACCAGCACCAGTAGCAATACGCTCAAACAATTTTCGCTCTTCCATAGGCACTTGTTCGTATGTTCGGTTATTTACTTTTCCAGTATCCAGTAGGTCAATTAGGAAATCCTTAAAGACATCACTAATCGCCACTGGTTTAAATTGAGGTATTCCCCCTAAACTTTTATACTTAACATTGAGAATATCATTATTAACAAGTTGTCCGTAATGAATAGCATATTTACCTAACTCTCTGTATTTAGGTTGTTGCTCTACGGCAATGCCTTTTCCTATTTTAATTACTTTCATTTTTGTCTTTCTAACACCTACACCCTCTTTATTACCAGTAGCACCAGCATTTACATTTTCTTCTTCTTCTAAATCACCTTCAACATTACCTTTACTCTGGTCTGTTCGTTCTTCTATTTTAAAGGATATTCCGCCTTGAGATGATGGGGCATTAATCATAGACGATTGAGTAGCAGATGACGCTGGTTGTTTCATAGTTAATAAATCCTCTTCCGCTTCAAAGTAAGCATATATTTTTCTTACACCCAGATTTACAAAATCAATACCACCACTCATTCTCTTAATTGATGGTGATGTTTTCAGTTCTTTAATATAGGCACTCGTAAGTTCTCTTGGACCATCTTCGGTAAGTCTAAATATTCTTCCATCTAAACTTCCTAAACGCCCTATAGGAGATGAAACCTCTTTATTATACATTTGCGGTAGTTCTTGCGGAGTAAGAATTGCTAATATATTATTTAGGGCATCAGTATCTTTTGCGGAAACACCAGCAACAAAATCATTTAACTTTCTTACTATTTCACTATTGGATAGACTTCCATTTTGTATTTCTTCCATCAATGAAACAAAGTCTTCTCTTGTAGGTAATGATTTAGTTTCCTTTTGTATTTGCTGAGCGAGTTGAAATGCTCTCGCACTATCGGTAGAAGACATCGCAGAGAAAGTATCATATTCCTCATCATTAGGTAATGAGTTTTCTAAATCTCTTAACCTTTCAAGTATAGGTATTAAATATTGTTGTTGGTTTTGGGTAAAACTTCTTGATGATACATCTTCAATCAATACTCTAATATCCTCTTGAGAGGCAAGTAATCGTCTTAAATCAGCACCAGTATCTACAAATTGATTGTATGCTGTTCCTAACATATTAGCGGTGAGACCTTTAGAAGCGTCTAAATTAGCGAGGTATTGAGTTAAATAATTGAGAAAAAACTCTGGAGTAATTAATCTCTTATCAAACCTACTGGTAATATCTTTATAGATTGCTGGAAATGTCTGGTTCATTTTAAACATAGTATCATCATCGTCCATTTGGGCGACAATACTGGACGCTTGAGTTCCTTTAAAACCTAAAGATTTTACATTGCTTAATGCTTCATTATAAACTTTACTCTTATCCATCATTAGTTCATCATTGTCGGCACTTTCCATTTCAGTAGGGACTGGGACTTCTCCTCTTTTGTATGCTTTTCTTGCTCTTGCGGTATTAGCGTCATTACTAATAGCAACTGCTAATAGTTGGTCTTGGGTCATCTTTGCCTTTTCGTAATCACTGGGATTTCTAAAGTTTCGTAATAACATATTCGCCATTTTATATATACTACTTGGATATTATTTTTATAAAAATACTATTATTTTAAAAATAATTTACTCATCTTCACCATCTTCTCCTATATCAAATACTTCATTTAGGTTCTTTCTAAACCTCTCATTTGGTTCGCCCTCAAGGTCAATCAATAAAAAATCACTCTTCTCTTTGGTGGCGTATTTATACATATCAATCAGTTCCTTCTTATCAATACCTAAATCGTATTCTCTGCCTATCATTGTTAGGTTTTTCATTGAAGCAATCTGTTTTACTATTAAATAGGACAAATTATTTCTAATCATTTTAGGGACAGCATAGTAGGATTGAGTAATATAAATCATTGAGGCGTTTTTCTTTCTTGCTCTCAAGAAGTATTGCTCCATAGGTTTTTGGTTTTTCTCACCTACTAAATCATCAAAGATTATTAGGTTCTGTTGGGTCTTATCTAACTTGTCTAAATCTGGTAATCCATCTTTATCAATTTCAGTAATTTTAACACCCTTCTTACCATACTTGTCGTCAATATAGTTGTAGAGCGGTTCATCTTTATTTTTGGTTGTAATAAATATGTTCTCAAATGTATTCGGCATATTGTAAATGATAGACAATAATGTTTGGGTCTTACCACTACCAGACGCTCCAGTGATAAGCATTCTAAATGGTAGTTTAATATGATGTATGTCGTAATGAGGATTATGCTGGTCTAAAAGAAACTTCTTGGGTATTTTCTCATACCAGTTTATTAATTCACCAGTAGGTTTATTACTTTTAGGCATCGTTATATATAATAGATATAATATTTTAAAAATTATCTAAACCTAAATATATATGTCGTCTTCAAATCCGCCTAATCCTAATACGCCCCCAGTATTTAACAATGATGCTTTCGGTCAAGGAGCAAACCCTACCATTGATACAGCATACTTAAACGCTAATTACTTACGATTTCCTACCGCTCAAGGAAGCGAAACATTACAAAATATTCAAGTTTTAGGGTCTGCTTCATTTACTAACGCTCAATTACCTACTTCTGCTGGTGTTATTCCAGCATCTACAGATAGTTCTACAACTATTCCTACGACTGCTTGGGTTCAATCTGCTATTACTGCTGGTAGTTCTAATACTCTTACTGATGTTCTAATTGCTGGTAATAATGCTGGTTCTCAACCTATTAATATGAATAATCAAAACATTAGTGCCGTAAATACATTATCATTTGCTACTACTTCAATGACTTCTGCTTATACTGGAGGTGCCGCTGGAACATATACAGATACAAATATGACGATTGATAGTAATGGAAAAATTACTGCTATTAGTAGCGGAGCGGCAGCATCAAGCGTCCTTACTGGAACTATTGTTGCTTTTGCTGGTAATTCAGTTCCTACTGGGTATTTACTATGCGACAGCACTCAATCTTCTACAACTGCTTACCCAGCGTTATTTGCTTTATTAGGATATACCTATGGTGGAACTGGTGGTTTTTTTAATGTTCCTAACTTGGTTCAAAACTTTATAAAGGGAGATAATCAATCTACAGGTGCTACTGAAAGCGGTCTTTTTACCATTAGTAATAATAATATACAACTTGCTAATATAACATCTATAGCGTCCCCAGTATCGCCAGCAGGAAACCAACCGATTTGTTTAAACTCTCCTAATGGTATTGCCGATTGGTCTATGTATAAAGGTAAAGCGTCTGGTGATGGAAGTGTTAATCAATTTACACCAGTCAGTAGTAGTAGTTCTGCTAATGGAACTCAATTAGTTAGTTCTTTTACTACTCCTATTGGTGTTGCCGTTCCTACTGCTCTTACTGGTTCTGTTCCTTGTTATTTAATGAGGTATATAATCAAAACTTAATCATTTAGAAATACCTTTATAAATCTAATTTATTTTATAAATGTATAATATACAATGAACCCTACAATTGATATGAACGCTCCTATGATTGCTTCTTTAAATGCTGGAGATAATACCTATGGTGCTGGTGCGAATGGGATTACTATTTTAGAAGATGTATTAACTACCCCTAATGGAATTACTATGAACTCTGTTGGAATAGCATATAATAATGGAACTACTACTACTACTACAAGTTGGGATACTTTATCTAACAAAATAGCATATTTATCTGCTGTTGCTCCTAATGGATTAAACGCTTCTTTATTGGCGGTTAATGATGCTATTTCAATTCAAAATGCCGATACTACTCCTACAAGGGTTATTAATACTCAAGCAGGAGATACTGCTGTTGTCGGCGAACATTTTGGTATTGCTTGGGTTGGTAATACTCTACCTTTTGTAATGGAAACTTTAGATGCTACGCCATTACAAGTGAAGGATACTCAACTTAAATTAACATCAAGCACTAC